AGTCTAAGACCTTTAGGTCAGGGCGAAGGGCTGTAGTCTCAACCTGTGTTAAATCAGAGCATGGATTAGTTGTGCTTGGATACATAGCCGCAGCGGGAACCCAGATGGAATCTTTGCCTGCTTGTTTAAGTGTACCAGCGCCAGCCAATTTGTTGAGTTCAGCCCCCGTTGCAGTGACAGCAGTGCCGCTATAGTTAAGATTTCCAGTAGCAATTACTATTTCGCCTGTCCCCTTGGGAGTCAGAACGATACCAATATTTGTATCGCCGCCCGAAGCCGCAATAATTGGATTGCTGCCACTAGCGTTGTTAGTAATTTCTAATTGGTTAACCGCAGAGCCTGTTGTTTGGAATACTACAAGCTCATTATTATTGGCATCCGCTATAAAACCACCGTCAGCAATCTTAGGGGCTGTCAGGGTCTTATTAGTTAGAACGTCCACACTTACTAGAGAAACGAGAGTTGAATTTCCCCCCTGTGGCAGCAACATCGTGTTTGTAACCCCAGCAGAGTGTGGTTGTCCTTGTAATATTTGCCCGTGGCTATTGCTTTCACAATTCAACTGTACTGCACCAGAAGCACTGTTACCTCTAACAGCTATTACTCCTGTACCTTTTGCTATTAAATTTAAGTCAATATTAGAATCGCCACCAGTTGCCTTTAATAGCGGTCCTTGCAAGAAAGCTGAAGAAGATGCAGCGTTAGTAATTTCTAATTGATTAACCGCAGAGCCTGTTGTTTGAAATACAAGCTGCTCGTTACCAGCGGCGTCAGCAATGAAGTGCGCGTCACCAATTAGAATGTCACCACCAACCGTAATATCATCTGTGACCGTAAGATCATCATCAACCAATAGATCACCAACACTAAACGTAGCAAATCCATCGACAACAGCCGCACCAGAGCCAGCGCCGTCAAGGTATACACCTTTGGTTTGACCTGTGGCGATAGTAACATTAGCGCCAGAGCCTTGTGAAATAATGATGTTCTGAGAACCGCCAGTCGCATTGTGAATAAAGCAGAACTTATTAACTGTGTTGGGGCCGATTGTAATTGTACAAGCGGAATCAAGCGTCCCCGTATATTTAATAAAGATCGCCCTGACTGGGTCTGAAACGCCGTCAGCTATGGTTGAGGCGTGGGTGTCGGCATTGGTTGTGATGGCTTCCGTGCCAAAGCCCAGTGCCTCGCCAATCAATTCAAGGTTTACGTTGGTAACCGTTCCCCAAGAGCCTGAATTATCTCCGGTCGCCATTTCTGATAAACGAAGGTCATTTACAAAGGTACTAGCCATATCAGTCGATCCTTACTATTGCGGTGTCTTTTGTCTGAGCAGGGAACACTACTCGAAACGTGCCTCCGCTGACGGCAAAGTCTCCACCAAAATCTAATATGGCGATTGCGCCGCGAGAATTTGACGATGCATCGCCTAATGTCTTGTTGTAAATTAGTGCGCCACGCGCTGTGAATGTGGCGCTTGTCCACTCTGGATTTGCCGCATCAAAGCAACCACTCGTACTGTTTTCGATGACAGTCTTACTTGCCAGCGCCTCTCCACCAGTCGTGTAGCCATTTCCGTTAGCCACTTCGTTTCCAGTTACGTATCCGTCAGTGGTTGCATTTAGAGTTGCGCTGCTGGTGTAGAGCGCAATGTAGATGCTGTCTGTGTCAAGGTGGTGATCGCCCAGCAGGACATCTTTCTTGAACAGTGTGGACATTGCTTGTGATATAGCCATTATAGACCTCCGTTATATTCTGCTGCGTAATCGCGTTGCATCTCTTGTACAAACAATTGCAGGGCTTCGTCAAATTGTGTCTTATATAGCGCCAAAGTCTCTCCAGCTTTAAGAAACGCAGACGCCTCGTATAAACATGCTGATAGTAACACATTTTCTGCGTTGTCGCCAACCCATGTATTTGCGTTAGCAGCACTTAGCCCAGTTTCAGGTGCAATAAAGTCCACTAAGTATGGGTCAGCCGCACTTGGCGTTGGGGCAATTGTTATGGTAGTGCCAGAAGTATTAGCTGACTTGGTGCTATAAAACTTTGGTGCTTCACGCAAAGTTGCATTCGGCCAGAAGTCCCGAAGGTATGAATCAACTCTGTGGTCAAGGTATCTCGTAACATTTGTACTTACCACCGATACCTGCCTAATCATGCGCGCAGATGGCACGACATAGTCAGCAGTGCCTGCAACCAAATTTGCCGCTGAAGATGTCTGGCGGAAGCACGGGAGATTTGGCAGGCGCTGAAAGATAATATCTTCCGCCTGCGCTATGATTTGATCGATTGACGCCACCAGCTCTGCTGAATCGTCTTCCAAAAAGTTTTGGATACTCGCCTTTAATGTTGTATAATTCATTTATTCAACCTTAATTCCATGTGTTTTCACCATATCCAGATTGACCCCAAGAAGTAATAAGCAGGACAGATGTCGAACCTACGCCGCCTGCTCCACCCGCTGCGCCAAGAATATGCGGTACGCCCTCTTGGTCGCCCCAAGCGCCTTGGTTCCATGCGCCTTGGCCCCAACCAAATGCTTCAACAGCAACACTGGTTCCAACGCCACCAGCGCCGCCTGCGCCTGTGATCGCAGGCAATCCATTTACATTTGCTGTCCCAACGCCGCTGTCGCCACCAACGCCGCCAATAAGGTCTTCAACTTCACCTAACTCAGAACCCACGCCAGCAGTGCCGCCCAGCCCCGTCACTATCATGTCAATAGTAATAAACAGAGATACGCTGCCAACATCTGCATCGCCGCCAACGCCAGTCTGATTTCTTAGTGATAAAAACTCATTATTTCCAACGCCACCAAAAGCTGGAACGCCGACTGGCGGGAGAAGCCGCCTGTCAATTGTCCAGTCTTGGGTAAAGCCAAGATATACAACAACATTTTCAGGGTCATTATCTGGACGGCCATCCATAAGCGCCGTGGCATCGACAACATTTTTTGCTGGCGTGAGCTGCGGGTGCTTTGGCTCAAAGTCTTCTGGCGAAACACGCAATCCATCCCAAGTGGTTTTTAACTTAGAATATTTTACTCTAAGCCCACTTATGTCGCTTATTGCGTAGGATTTTTTTCCTCTTGCGTATTTTGCCATTAAGACAAGTTCAGCGCAGTGGGCTGAATCCTCAAACTCACACCGTCATTGTCATTAGACGCCGCAAAGCTAAACGCTCGTTCATACAGCTCATTTAGTATTGTGAACTTCTCATTTGCAAACTTGAGTGACAGCTTACTTGCCAAGCCAGCGCAAATGCATTCGTTCCAGCGGTATGGGATGTCTGCATCCTGATTGGAGGCGTTAACGTCCTCAAGCTGGTTTATCGCCCAGTAAATGATGCTGTACGTTGTCCTGTCTGGTATCTGCCAAAGGTACAGAACTGGCGTGATCTGCTTGTCCAGCATGTACTGGCTTGGCTTTCCGCTAGACGTCTTGTTTGGCAGTTGGTTGTAATCAGCAATCGACACACGATTAATAATTTGGTCAGACGTGCTTGCCCCAGATGTATCGCGGATAACCGCGTCTAAGATATCGATAGTGCCTGCGGGAAGTGTGTATGGCGTTGTCTGGCCGTTCACTAGGGTCAAAGTCTTCTGAGACAGCGCCCAGTAGTTAATACCCCTGTTAGCCCACTCAGAGAAGAGTAGGTTAAGGCTGCGCCGTGCTGACACAGCCCTGTCACCTGTCTGAACCTGCGGATCGATACCGCAACGCTCAAACGCCTCAGTGATAATCTCTTGGACATCTGGCTTAAACGCTACGGTTCCTGAAGTTGCCATTTAAAACCCCTATGCGAAAAACACATTCATTAATACGACTGTGGCAAGTGTATATTTCACAGATAGACCAGCCTTAAACAACATACCTTCGTCTGGAATGGTGTTATCCACAGTGGCATTGTCTGTGCCAATTGTTTGCGCTTTAAATATGATAGTGCCGCTGTCTGGAGTGCCATTAATGAAATCAACTAACCCTGCCGTTCCAGCGGAAACAATCGAATATCCCTTCAGTCGTGTGCGATTACCACCAGCCACTGCACTAGCGCATAATGTACCAGAGCCTACTGTGATATTTGCCGCGTATTGGGCAGAACATTCTACCGCGCTGACTGTTAAAAACATTTTAGCGCCTGCAATTGTTTCAGCAGACCCTGTAGATGTTATCTCTTCAGTAATAGCGTTTCCGAAAACATCTGTGCCTGTTATTGTACATTTTTTGCCGGCATCGTTAGTGCCTGCTGTTGTTACAGTAACATTCCTAGCGCCGCCGCTTGCAAAGGTTGTTGCCGCCATAGTCGCTGATGTATTTGGTCGAGCTACTGTCACCAAACGATCTGGATCAGCAGCATTTTCGTCAGCTATAAATTTGACTTGTACGTCTGTTTGTATACCCATCTTGGCCTCCTACAAATGAGGGCGGGGCGCTAACCCCGCCAAATTAAACATTAGCCGTTGGCGTGATCTACGTTCATACCAGTGATGCGAATCCAAATTTTACCAGCACTGTATGCTGCATTTGTAGCAGAACCTTGGACTAGATAAACAAAATTCTTAGCTAAAGCCGCCATAGTTGCGCCAGCATCCACGGTGTTATAATAGCCTAAAGTCAGGTCGCCGTTGTTCATCATCTGAGTGCCAGTTGTAACCGCTGCTCCAGATGCAGATGTCCCTGTAGCAGAGATGTCTACGTTAATATCTGGATCACCGCCTGCTGGTACTTCAACACAGCCAAACTCAAGAAGTATAGGAATGCCGTTAACTTCTTTAGTTAGTTCCGCGATATACGCATTAGCACTAACGCCAGTACCAATAATACGGTCAGCCGTGGCCGAACCAGTGTATCCACCTTGAAGGTCGATAAGAATAGTTGTCACAATCGTGCCGCCAACTTTATTGATAAAGGTGTTTGTACCTGCGGATGGAACGCCTGTCCCAGTTATATTTGGCACAACGCCAAAGATTGTTGCGCCAGTGTCGAGGCTGGCGTTATTTAAGCCTGCGGTTGCGCCTGCGCTTGTGTCAACTACGTTGTTGCCTGCGGCGGCAACAGTCTGCAACGCAAACTGCGATTGTGTGACTGTACCTGTTGTGTTGTTTTTGGTAACTTGCTGGAAGCCGCCTTCAGAACGCACTGGTCCTGAGAAAGTTGTATTAGCCATGTGATTCTCCTGTCGTGGCAAATGTCAGACGCACCATGCGGCTGTCAGGGATGCGGAAACAATACAACAGGTTCGATTAAAAAGAAAGAGGCGATCCGAAGACCGCCTCAATC